TTGATGATTCTCTGCATATAGTTATCCACTTCTGTTGGTGGGATATTACCAATATCAATTTTGAAAACTCTTTTCTCTGGTGCTCTCATGATTCTATGGATTAACATAGCATCTTCCATTAAAGATAATTGTTTCCACAATCTTCTACCATTTTCAATCATGGATTTACCATATGGTAACCAGTTTGTATCCGCTAACAATCTAAAGTGAGCGATTTCAAAGTTTTCATATTCTTCTTTTCCATTCGGGTCCTCAGTAATTTTAAACTTTACTGAATTTGGATTTGATGGGTCTGTTCTTTCTAATCTTTCTGTATTGTAAACAGAGTGAGGAGTAACATTTACGATACCTTTACCTTCAGCGATTTCTAAACCTAAGAAGAAATCTCCATACTTACACATATTTCTTACCCATGGCCATAAGTTGAATTCAACGTTAAGGATATCGTAAAATAAGTTGTTTAATAAATCTTGTACTTTTTGATTATCTGAATGAACCAAGAGAGTATCACCAAATTCATTCTTTAGTGTTGATTCATCTGCGTAAATATCTAATGCAGAAGCAAGAATAGGGTCATTATCCATTGCATCGTAATCACGAAAAACTTCTCTACGAACTTGTTGGTATGCCATTGATTGAGCACCACCAGCCTGTTCGAAGAAAGATTTCTGTAATTTAGTGTATCTATCTCGCAACGATGATAGATTCGTTTGTTGTCTTTCATCAGTATCAACTACTCGTCTCTTACCTTCTTTATCAACAGTAACAACTGCTTGAGTACGAAAGAGTTTCGTTAATCTACCAAAAAATGAAGTATCTGCCATTTTATTCCTAATTTAAATTATAACCTTTATTGTTTTGTTTTTACCACTTTCTACAAGACCAATATCTAGCCTTGTGTCTTGGACCAGGATTATCACAATTGTGTCTTGCTCTAAAGTTTTTTCTAGCTTCAGGATTTGATTTCCTAATTTTCATTGTTTTTCCTTTTGCTGAAGTACCTCCATGACCAAAGTTTACTTTTACTACATTACCTTGGGGATTTTTAACATATACTTTGAATTTTTTAACATCACCTTGCATTGGCTTACCAAGTTTTACTGTTCTACCTTGATATTCTGCTTCGTTAATATCTGGTTTATACGATTCCATGAATTCTTTGAACTCTTTGATATCGTGATAGTTTTCTACGAAATACTCATTACAATAAGATTCGTTTTCATTAAGTAAATTTTTCATTGAAATCATAATATTTTCTCCTTATAGTATAAATATAGATTTATTTAATTAACCAAGTTAAATCCTCATTTGTATCACCAACTCGTTGTTTCCATGGGTTTTCTTCAAGTGCAGAATTACCACCAAATCCCATACCTGCTATATCTAATTGATGTGCCCCAATACCACCTAATGCTTGTTTGGTTAAATCAATTCCTTCTTGCCTTAATCTAAGTGCTGTATCTCGAACCCAAAGACCAATTGCAAATGACATTGTTAAATCATCATTGTATCCAGTCATTGCTTCTGCTCTATTTCCTTTCCATATGAAAGTGAATAATTCATCTATTAATCTCGTAGAACGAACTGTTACTGATTTATCTCTAAAGTAATCATCCAACTTTGATATAATCAAAGGTCTTGTTTTAGAAGTTGTAGAGAATCCAGCTACCATACCTCGTTCTTCTGCTCTGTACTTATTATGTAATTGATGTTCAACATCTACATACTTTAAATCTTTACTCATGTAGAATAAGTTCTGATATCCTCTATCAATTACTTGTTGTATAACTGCCCAGCCAATATTAGCGTTTTCAATTACAAGTAATGCTTGATTGTAATCAGTTGCAAGCGATACAAGGAAGTTCCCAAAATCTTTGGTATCCAGTTTACCTCTATATTCTGCAACTTGAGATGCTTGTTCAACATCAAAAACATGACAAGCTGAATAATCCGATGAATCTCCACGAGCAACATCGGCTACAACCATGTAAGATTTATTGTAGTTTGGATATTCCCATTTCCACAAGTTTCCATCAAATCCTGTTTTTTCCATTGGTTCTTGACAAAATGATTCTTTGTAAAACATAAGGAGCTGTGGGTCGATAACTGTATCACCCGAAGATACGAAATCACAATCACATTCTTGTGCTGCTCCTTTTGGTCCTAATAAAACTTCTTGTTCATCTCTCCAACTTTGGTCTCGTTCTGGATGCACACTCCAATGTAATCTAATGGTGTTAAAACCATTTTGTTCTTCTTCTGCTCCTACCCAAGTTTTGTGAAAGAAGTTACCCACACCATTTGGAGTAGAAAGGATAATTGCATTACCACCAGTAGATAGTGTTGATTGTGCTGATATCCATATATCTTCAATCTTATCAATAAACGCTGCCTCATCAAATACCAATAAGGATAGTGCTTCAGAACGACCAGCATCACCAGCTGCTGATGTTGCTTTTATCTGAGAACCATTGGAGTATCGAAGGGATAGTTTGTTATCTTCTACTGTTGTTTGTTTTAACCAACTTGGTAGATATTGATTCATTACTCGAACCTTTGTAACCAAGTTTTTTGCAACTTCTTGTTTGGTTGCAATTACAAGAACATTAAAATCTTGATTGAATAACATTTTCCAAAGTGAAAATCCTGCAGTTAAGGTTGAGATACCTGTCTGTCTTGATTTTAGAATTATATTGTATCTGTGTTCTGCGAATTCTGTTAAAGTTCTTTCTTGAAATTGATATAAGTGAAAAGGAATTTTACCACGAACTGGATGTTGTATCATACAATACTTCTTCATGAAGTATATTGGGTCTTGAGCACATTTCTGATACTCAAGTTTTATTATATCCTTTAAAGAAGCTTTAGCCATTTTATTTTTTACCTATTTTCCAATATAGTGATGTTCCAACGAATGGTTTGTATTCACCTGCCTGATTAGATAAACCTATGTTTAAACCATAAATGTTCATCTTTTTGGTTTTTAATAATCCATTCAAACTTAAGTTACCAAATCCATTTGTTTGGTCAACTCCTACTCCTAAACCATAATAAAATTCGTTTTTAGGTAACTCTTTTACAATTGTAGTGTTGTAAACAGTTGGAATTCTGAAGAACCAATCAATTTCTCTTGATTGTATTGTATTTTGTGAAATAACATCAGTAAGAATACCATATCCTAAATTACTCGGTGGTTTATTACCAAGAGAATCAGTAACTTCTGTTGGAAAATCATAATCAAGTTGTAAAGTATCTGTAACTTTATACGATGCGAAATAATCTCTTACAATTGCAAGTGAATCTACATCTGCTGGTATTTCTACTTCCTTAATTACTTCTTTTGTTATGTATTTGGGTACATACTTTGTTACCTTTACTTCTTTTTCAACGTAAACGGTATCAACTTCTTGTTTTAATAACTCGTAATCCTTACCATCTACTTTTACAATTTCTTTATCTTCAAAATCAGTTCCACACCCTCTCATTAAGAAGATAATACTCACCAATAATAAGATTAAAAATTCTTTCCATCTTTTTGAAAGTAAATTAAATATAATGCTCATAGTTTTTTTCCTTTAATTGATTAAAGGCTTCGTTTCTTTTTTCTACAATTACCTCTAATTCTTTTTCTCCGTTGTCTATCATCTCTTGTATCTCTGCCTTTACCTCTTCAATTGGTTTCGGTAGTTTCCAAGTTTCTGTAACCTTACCATCAGAACCAATCATTTCATATTGTTCTTTAATTTCTGATAAAGATTGTTTTAATTCTTCTAATTTAGTCTTTCCATACACAATCATACGAGTTGCAATCTTATAATCTTCATATGGAATCCATAATCCTGCCATTTTAATTTCATGTTCTCTATCAACCGTACAATTTAAACAAAATCCACCCTTTTGTATAAATTTTAAATCTTTTTCACTTTTTTTAAGTGTTTTACACTCAGAGTTTTTACATTTTGATTTTTCTTCAATATATTTACGAATTTCTTGAAGAGCTTCGGAGTTTTTACCTGTTTTTAAGATATAACCTTCCTTTTTCTCATATCGGTGGGTTTCATCTTCCCAAGTATCACCAACTTTTCGTTGTTCTTCAGTTTTTGTCCAACCAATTTGAGTATTTTTATCATACTCACCGGTATGAATCATATCTACCAACTTTCTACGAGTTGGATGCATATATTTCTTTTTGAATTCTTTACCCATTGTTATATATTAGGTTATATTATTGTATATAAATATATAATAATCGGAAAACCGATATTTTTAGAAGAAAATACCTAATATTTGATTTACCGATGCAAATGTACCTGTAAGTTTAAAGGTATTTCCATTATATAAGAAAACTATACCTTCATTTGGTACTATTTTTTTAGCACCACCGATAGAATTTAACCTTCCAAGTTCTAATTTAAGTTTTTCTATCTTTTTTGGGTCACCCGATTTCTTAACATCCTTGATTGTTTTATCAATTCTCTTTTTCATATCACGAACTGCTGCATCAGGGTTTACAGTTAGAGCAGATGAAGTAAATTCTAACACTTCTGCTCCTAATCCTAAGAAAATCTGTTCAAACTTCATTAGATTCTGTTTAGAAATCTTCTTTTGGTCCTCTTTATCTATTTTTTTAGCCCATTCAAGTGTTTTAGAATCAGTAATATTCTTATTATCTAATCTAAACTTCTTATCCATGAACGCCCATCTCTTAACTAACCCCATTTTGGTTTTATTATCAAGAGTTGATGGTGAATTCTTATCCACCCATTGTTCCCACCATGCTTGATGGTAGTTTGCAACACCATCTGTATCCTTTAAATTGAATTCTTTTTGTAGTTTAGTGATTTGTGATGAATATTTACTTCTTTTCTTTGATAAATCAGTAGATTTAGGTAATTTTACAACAGGTGGGCCTTGAATCGTATAATTATCTTGAACATCTTTGTTCACTTGTTTAATCATACCTGCCAAGATTCTTGCAGCCTCACCATTTTCACCTATTGCAACACCCTCATCGTTATATTCCATCGTTCCATGGAATACACGTAACGCCTGACC